AACCCCAGCAACAGAGTTGTCTTTGCGGAACACTACCGCTCCAACCTTGCGCCACGGGTCTTTACTCTTCGTCGCAGCGGCAAAAGCCAACTGCATTCCATATTCAATCCATGTCATATTAATTCAGGTAATCTCCTTTTTTCTTTTTCACGAATAATAAAATCCCAGACCCTCTGAAGCGTCTCGTAATCTCCTTGACATTCCTTCTCGTCCTCATTCCGCCACTTCTTGAACTCTCCGCAATCGTCGTTGACCATTGCTCGTAGCTCTCCTTCCAGATCGCTAATTAACAATAAGGCATCTACCCCATGTACAGCATACTCATGCTCCCATTGTTCCTCTGGCAGGTTGAATTCTAGTGTTGCTTTCATGGTTAGGAAATCTTCTCAAAAACATTGTAGTACGCATGACCATAACAACCAGACTCGGAAAGTCTAATCGTCTGCCCTGAAGCACCGATCCACTTGTCAAGGCTTTCCTTCGTCAACTCAATTGGGTGACCATCATGCGGAGGCACATCGATCCATTCAAACAAGCGCAATTTATTTGCTGCCTTAAATGCGTTATCAATGATCTTCGCTGGGTCATCAGTATGCTGAAGGCAGTTGTAAGTCCACGCCTCATCAAATAAGCAAGTATCTATGTCTTCGCCTCGCTTGACGCTGACACCAATGTCTGCCGCCTCGTACCGCTCATAGACCCAATCAGGATAGTTTAATGGATCGACAACTAATCCAGCACCAAGATTAATTGCTTTAAGTAACATCGATGTCGGCCCCCCTCCAATGTCAATGATCCTTGCATGGTTCACATCGAACGAATAACCAACCCGCTTCAGCCCCATGAACCTTGCATAGACATAGTGCTTTTGGTCTTCATCAAAAGTATTGCAGCAGTTACCCCAATACTCCTTCTCAAAAGTGTAATCACTCATGGCAGCATCCTTGTCATTGCCTCCAACCCGTTGCCGTCTGCGTACCATCCCTTGCCCTCGTACACATCCAGCACATCGTTGAAATACTTTTCGTACATAGGCGCAACCTTTTCCAGAGAGAAGTTCTCTGCCCAGAGCCTGCATGATTCGCTGGAGATTGCGCCTTGCTTCACGGCATTGATCGCATCAACGAAGTCTCCCATCGTCCTACAACGATAGCCTGTGATGCCATGCAGATTGTTCTCCGCAAAGCTACCCCAGTCCGTAGTGATCGTTGGCGTACCACTAAACAGGTTCTCAACCTGCACCCCACCGAATGGCTCGACATACTGCGATGGAATCAATGATCCCTTGGCCTTGCTCATCAGTTCACGCCTAGTCTCGATGTCAGCGTAGCCAATGTACTCGACATGGTCAGGGATTCGATAGCCGGGTTCTATCTGCCCTGCTACCTTGAGATGCACTCCTGCTCGTTCTGCTGCCTGAAACGCCACATCACATCCCTTGCCGCTATAGACCCTGCCGAGATACAAGAAGTAGTCTTCCTTCTCGTCATTCCCTCGGTAGGTGAAGTCTTCGCGATCAAAGTAATTCGGGATCACCACATCGTACCAGTCCTGCCTGCACGATCCTACTGCCTGCAATCCGCAATAGGCGTGATAGATCGCATAGGACTCCCAGACCTTCCACCTAGCCCAATGCCCACCAGCGTAGCCGATACCCGGCTCAACGCAGATCATGTCAGGATGGGCATCGCAGACTGGTCGTACTCCACTACCCCAGAACGGCAGGATGAAGTCATGCTTCTGCTTGCGCTTCCCTACCTCTCTGATCGCATTAGCGTAAAAGGTACGATATGCGTGATCGTTCACATCGAACTTGAAAAAAGTCTTGCGCCAGTCATGTGACCCATAGCTTATCTCCCAATCGCTATTCGCGATTACCGAAATGTGTTCTGTGCATTGTAGATCGGAATCCTCATGCCCATAGTGCAAGACCTCATGGCCGCGCCTAGTCATGGCTTTTCCGAATTTGACAACCTTCTGCGTGTACGCACAGGCGTTGTACTCTTTGCTCGTTACTGTATGGGGTAGCCCAAGTATGTGGAATCTCATATTAAATTGGAAAAGGATTAGTATCTACAAATATTGGAGTCTGTGGTCCTACCCATGCTCCTTGTACATTGAATCCGAAATACTCTTCGGCTTCCTCCTCATCCATGCCCTGTCCCATAAGAATATAAATACACCTGTTTCTGTCGTATACGGCAATAGGTTCATTGCCTCCCTGCCATCCCATCCCAATGAAAGCATCCTCAAACCCATCCGCTAGGATTGGGCCTGACTCGCTTTTGTATTCTTCTAGTTTTTCGTGTAGTGTCATAGATATGCCTTTCGCCTGAATCGGCTTGCCTTGAGTCCTAGTGCGGTACAGATACCCTCAAAGGACTTGGTCTTCAGGAAACGAATAGCGTCCTCCTTGTACGAAACAACCATCTCCCTGTTGCGTAGCAACGCAATCTTACTCTCATCTGCCATAGCGTCCTCCATTGTTCTCCTGATCAGTTCACACAAGATGTTTCGCGTGAACATCACTTCTTTGTCTTCTTTGGTTTGAATCACAGGCGAATCCATTGTACGGGGTTAATCGAGCAAATAGCAGTTTTCTCTTGTACAAATACCCCAAAGTAATTGCCGGGATGCTTTGCTGCCAACCTCTCTGCTTCTTTGCTCGCCTCCTCCTGCGTCTTGTGAAGTCGAGTAGGCACATCTGACCAACACAACTGCTTTTGCTCTGCTCCTTGGAATTTAACGACAATGTACATAGTTACTCCTTGTCTGCTCGTTGTTGAGCCTGTTCGTTGCTGTAGGTTCCCTTATGGTATCGCCGGGATAGCTTGAGCCTATTCATACGAATCACCTCTTGGATGGTCACGGCATCCTCTTCTGTGCTGTTATAATGGTTCAGGATGCCTTGGATGAAGAAAAGGATATCACCACACTCCTCTAGCACATTCTCGCGATCCAGAGGCTTGCGGTACATCACGCTTTTCTTGATGGCATCCAGCAGTTCTCCTGCCTCGCCTGCTACTCCCATTGCCATATGGGTGAGGTGGGCATCCTTTGGTTCCATCTGTACTAGGATGTCAATACCCGGCTTGCAGAGGCTTTCCACGAACTGGGCATATGTTGGTTCTTGTTTGTTTTGTGTGTCTTGCATAAATGGTACTCTATTATCGACAATCTGCATTATTGGAAGTTATAGCCTATTTCCGCTTAATAATCTTCTGGTTTCTAGTGATATACGCTTGAATCTCATCCATGTCCTTTTTAGCCTCTAGGAGTCCTTCAGGCGTATTGTTATAAGTGTGCTGGTACTTTGGGAGCGGTTCTCCTCGTTGGATGCGAGGTCCGATTGGGCATCCGTTCAAGCAGATGGTTAGCCTGATCTCTAGGTCAGTTCTCAAGTTGCTTGTTCTCCTCTAGCTCAATCCTGCGTGTAGGTAGCTGGAAAGCCAATGTTAGAGGTTGAGCAGTCTCGATCTCGATCTTCTCTCCGTACTTCTTGGGAGCCATCTTGGATGCCGCCCACTTGAGCGCATCGACACGCAATCTGCCTATGCCTGCGTCATGCGAAGAGTAGGATTCGTCAACGATTAGCTCTGCGTAATAGTCTGCCTGCTCTGCTCGTGCCTGTGCGTACTGGTTGGCAAAGCTTTCATGTTTGCGTAGCCAATCATAGAGTGTAGTGCGATCTGGGAGGTGATCTGAAGAAGCAATTATGGTGCGAAGTGTTTCACCTTTCGATAATCGCTTGCATATTTCATCAGCAATTTCTTGTGAAAAAGTACTGGGTCTTCCATTGATTTTTTTCTCTAAATTTTCTTCAGATTTGTCTTGACTCATTTTTGGAGTGGTCGTTAAAATAGCTCCGCAGGAACAAGCGAGTTGTTCTTGCTTCGCAGTCGTTGATGCTAGTGTTTATGCGGGTTTGCGGGTGGATGATGGTTGGTGGTTGTAGACGATTTGCACGATGGTTTTCTCGTCTTTTTTGTGCTTACACTTTTGTTGTTTGTAATGAGCGGTGATTGATTCGGGATCGTCATCAGGAATGAGTCCAGAGTATCGAAGTTGATCGGTAAGCGGTTTGGTTCCGCCGACAAAGTTGTCGAAGTCTTGGAGTTTTGTGCTAACTCGCTCAATGACGAGAGTAGTGCGATTTTTGCCTTTTGTTTGTGTCGGTGGAGGTGGGACCAATGGTTTGACAGGATCGTGTTGAGGGATGGCGTCAAGTACCCTGTGAGATGGAGGGTGAGGGTGGTACTGCCCGTCTGGGTGTCTGTGGTAACCGAGGCTTTTGAGTTGTTCATGTGTCCAATTCATTGGGTGGGGTTGCGAGGTTTTATGTGGTTACCTCGCGGGGTCTAATGATTACCAGCAACTACAGATGCCGCCACAATCCCCAAGGTTCATTCTTTCGGA